TTACTGTTTCTGGAACAGTGGATGTAAGTTAAGGAGATAAAATATGGCACATTTTGCAGAAATAAAACAAAAACAAGATCCCACAGGTTTTACCACAGATACACAATGGGTGGTAGAAAGAGTTGTTGTGGTAGGAAACGATATTCAAACATCTAATGGTCCATTAGAAAATAATGATATGCACGTAGATGGAGAAACATGGTGTCAAAATTTTTTTAAGGGTGGAACATGGAAACAAACTTCTTATAATGATAATTTTAGAGGAAGGTATGCTGGTATAAATATGGTTTATGATTATGATAAAGATATATTTATAGCAGCTCAACCATACAAATATTGGACATTAGATTCTAATAATCATTGGCAGGCACCTAATGCCTATCCATCCGTTACAGAACAAGACACTTGGGCTATTAATTGGAATGACTCTAAATACGAAGCTGATAACACAAAAGGTTGGGAGGCACATAAATCAGACGATTTAAATATGCCTAAAACAACTTACAATTGGAATGGAACAGCTTGGATAGCCGAATAAAAAACATACAACTAACGCTATAATTGACATTTCTATACTAAATGATATATTAAGTTCATAAAGATATATGAACCTTAAAAACTATTATTGGTATTTTCAATCAGTTATTCCTCATAGGATTTGTGATGAGATTGTTCGTTACGGAAAAACTTTAAAAGATCAAATGGCAGTTACTGGCGGCTATGGTGGAAAAAAATTAAATCAAAAACAAATAAAAGATTTAAAAAAGAAAAGAGATTCTAATGTTGTATGGATGAATGATAGATGGATATACAAAGAAATACAACCATACATTCACCAAGCAAATGCAAACGCAGGTTGGAATTTTGAATGGGATTGGTCTGAATCTTGTCAATTTACTAAATATGAAAAAGGACAATATTATGATTGGCATTGTGATAGTTGGGATCAACCTTATAAACGAGAAAATGAAAATCATCCAGAGTATGGAAAGATTAGAAAATTATCTGTTACAGTATCTTTGTCTGATCCAAAAGATTATTCAGGAGGAGAATTAGAATTTGATTTTAGAAATAGAGATTCAGATAAAAAATCTAATATTAAAAAATGTAAAGAAATACAACCAAAAGGTTCTTTAGTTGTATTCCCTTCACACATATGGCACAGAGTGTGTCCAGTAAAAAAAGGATCAAGATATAGTTTAGTAATATGGAATTTAGGGTACCCTTTTAAATAATGAAAAAAAAATATCCAAAACAATTATATAGAGAAGATCATTTTAAATGTCCTGTGTGGTATGCAGAAGAACCATCGTTTGTTACAAAATTAAATAAAGCCTCAGATCCATATATAAAACAAGCTAAAAAAAATTTAAAAAAAAATATTAATGCTAGAAATAAAAAATATGGAGATAAAGGAGATATGGGTAATGTATTTCATTCTAGCACTTTAATAGGCGATCCTAATTTTAAAGAACTTCAAAATTATATTGGTGCAACAGCTTACAACTTATTAGAGGAGATGGGATTTGATATGACAAAGTTTCAATTATTTATAACTGAAATGTGGGTTCAAGAGTTTGCTAAAAAAGGCGCTGGTAGTCATTCTTTGCATACACATTGGAATGGTCATATATCTGGTTTTTATTTTTTAAAAGGGGGTGACTCCACATCAAGACCTGTATTTGAAGATCCAAGACCAGGAAACACAATGAATCTTTTACCTGAAAAAGATAAAAATAAAATAACTTACGCTTCTACACAAGTAGCTTACTCTCCAACACCTGGAAAAATAATATTTTTTCCTTCTTATTTACCACACTTATATTCAGTAGATATGGGATATAAACCATTTAGATTTATACACTGGAACTGTCAAGCAATACCAAAATCTGTTTTAAAATATGAAAGAACATAAAATAGATAAAAAAAATTGTATTGGTGGTTGGTATATTGATGAAAAAATTTGTGATGAACTTGTTAAAAATTTTAAAAAAACACCTAATTTTTTAAAACAAGTTGGAGTAATAGGACGTAAATCAAAACTTATAGTCGATAAAGAAAGAAAAGATTCTTTAGAAATATTAATTAATAATAAAAACGAAAACTATCCTTTAAATGTTTACAAAAATGAACTACAAAAATGTTTAAATAAATTTCAAGAAAAATTTGATGTAGTTAAAGGATTACAAAAATTTAATCTTTCTCCTGATGGTTATAATTTACAAGCTTATCTCCCAAAAGGTGGTTTTAAATCATGGCATTGTGAAAGAACTGGCCCTCAAGATATGGAACGAATTTTAGTTTTTATGACATATTTAAATGATGTTTCTGATGGTGGGACATTTTTTAAATATCAAAAAATAAAAATACCTGCTAAAAAAGGATTAACAGTTATATGGCCTTCTGATTGGACTCATACTCATAAAGGAGAAATTAGCAAAAAACATAACAAGTATATAGTAACAGGTTGGTATACTTTTAATAAAGAGAATTAATAAATGGAAGTAATAATTAAAGAAAATTTTTTTTATAATTTTAATAATATTAAAAACGAATTTAAAAAAATTAAAAGATACAAAAGCCGTGAGTTTAATAAAAAATTTAATGAAAACCAAGATTGGCCTGGTGAAAGAAGCCAAGATTTATTTAAAAATAATCCTTTTTTATTTAATTTAATCGTTAAAGAATTATACGAAAAATTTAATAACATTCTTCAAAATAAAAGAATTAATTTATTATGCTATACTCACTTAAGACTAGATAAAGATAATTCAAAAGATTTTATTCATTGTGATGGTAAACACGATTTAAGTTTATTAGTATATTTATCCGATACCAATCTTGAGTCAGGGACAGCGTTGCATGGATACTTAGAGCAAGACCCACAAACCATAGCGATTGGTTTTGTGCAGAATAGAGCTTTAATGTTTGACTCTAAAATATACCACAAGTCTATGCTTAATTACGGAAGCAACACGGACCATGGACGATTAACTTTAAACTGTTTTATTAATTTTGTATGAAGGTTATAAATAATTTTTTAAAAAATATAGAAGTATTTAAAGATATTCAAAATATTTTATTAAGTGATTCTTTTCCATATTACTATGGAGACAATACTGCGAACACCGAAGATAAATTAGATTTTCTTTTTAGTCATATTTTATATAGAGACGACGAACAAAAAAGTAAATATTTTAATAGAATACTAATGCCCATAATAGGTCATCTACAATATACTTATCTTCTTAGAGCTAAAGTTAATTGTTATACAAAAAAACCTAAACATATAAAAACAGGTATGCATGTAGATATGCCTGACCCACACACTGTTGCGTTATTTTCTGTTAATACTAATAATGGGTATACTTTGTTTGAAAATGGGGATAAGATTGCTTCCGTTGAAAATCAGTTAGTAATATTCGATGGATCAATAAAACACTGTAGTGTTGCACAAACTGACAAAAATTTAAGACTTAATATTAATATAAATGTTTCTTAGATTAAATAAAAATAAGGAGAAAAAAAATGTCATTTAAAAAAAATAAATATACAGTTTTAAAAAAAACAATATCTAAAGAGTTGGCAGATTTTGTATATAAATATTTTCAAAACAAAAGAAAGGTAGCAAAAGTTTTGTACGAAACAAAATTTATTTCTCCTTTCACAGAATATTGGGGAGGTTGGCATGATCCACAAATTCCTAATACTTATTCTCACTATGCAGATATTGCGATGGAAACTTTGTTACAAGAAGTGAAACCTGTTATGGAAAAACATACTGGGTTTAAATTATCTGAAACATATTCATACGCAAGAATTTATAAAAAAGGTGATATACTGCCTAGACATAAAGATAGATATTCATGTGAGATATCTACAACATTGAATTTAGGAGGAGATCCTTGGCCTATTTTCGTAGACCCTACAGAAAAAAATGGACAAGCTGGTATAAAAGTAGAGTTAGATCCTGGAGATATGTTAATCTATTCAGGTTGTGATTTAGAACATTGGAGAGAAGAGTTTAAAGGTAAAGACTGTGGACAAGTTTTTTTACACTATAATAAGGCTAATTCTAAAAATGCTAAAAAAAATCAATTTGATACTAGGCCTTTTCTTGGTCTACCACACTGGTTTAAAGGTAAAAAGTTGAACGTTTAAGAGTTTCAAATTATAATAAATCTGTTATAACCTGTTTAAAATAGGTATTTATATGCTACAAAAAATAGGTTTTCAGCCAGGTATAAATAAACAAATCTCAGAGACTACAGCAGAG